GTAATCACCAGCGAGTATGTTATTTCCCTTAGAAATCATATGTTCATTAAGCTGACCCCATTCTGGTCCTTCTGCATTTGCTCCCACCATGCATTCTGTCAATAGTGGGTTCAATTGCATAATGCGAACCAAAGGTAAAAAGTACATGCGAATCAATAGTTGTAAAGCTAGTGGAGCGCTTTGAAACACTCTCACCTTCTCACTTGTCAGCTTTGTAGGTTCATCTTTTAAACATGCTTTCCAAACAAAATAACAACGTTCACCTTTGCGAAGAATTTCACACGTGCGATCAACCTCATCCCATATTTCTTCTGAAAAAGATTGAGGATAACCAACATCAGGGAATTCCTCTGGATCACATAGGACCAAATAATCGCGCTTCTTGCCGCTCAATGGCCAACCGGGTGAAGTAGAAAAATTCATAGGATCTATAAATCTCTTGCCTTTCAAGCCACTAACAGTTTCCACTTGATTAAGAGGCCGAGCATCCATTAATTCAGGTAAGCGAGTGAATATTTCGTCAAATTGCACCATATAACTCTCCACGGCGCGGCTAACAACACCGCCCAAACTCAATGATGGATGAGCTAATTGCTCCAAAGCGACTTGATACGGATACACATTATCACCCTTCAGTTTGGGTGGACCCCACTTCTGAGGCACGCCGCAAACTTCTGACACGTGGGGAGAAATCAATGTGGGTACAACAATACTACGAGGTGTACTCCGAACTGACATGCTACCATATACTTCAATACTTGTATTTGGTGTCAAATATCGCACGGGACTTTTGTGATGGATGTCAGTAGACTCAACAAGTTTTGTTCCATATTGTTCTTCCGGCATATCACCTTCACTGCACAACCGTACAACACCAGGTTTGGAGCACATTTCTGAAATAGCACTCCGAACCATGTCTTGAGACAAATATCCAGCACCGCCTTTTACTCCAAAGCCACATAGATGAAACCCTAATGGTGGATCCACGCCCAACGGACACTATGGGGCTCATGCACATGCCATCTTGAGTTTCCACAGGTAAAGTATAAACACCACCTTGGAAATTTGCACATGTACGGTGTGAAACCTTCCACGAGGAAAAAAGAGTTCTAAACATCTCACAATCTCCTTCCTTGGATTTATATACAAATATGCCTTCGGCAGAACAGGGTTTATCAAGTGGCAAAAATCGTGTCATACATTTCCTGCTACCTGCACTTGGTACCCAAACTAACGTAAAATCAGTATTTGGAATGCCAACAGCATATTCGCGTGAAATGGTATCACGAAAATATCCGCCTGTAACCTTGGGAGACCGGGATCTGCATTGAACTGTAAATTCTGGTGCTTTCTCAAAATGTTTAAGAACAAAATGCGTAGGTAGAATCATAAAATTACTTTCTACCAAAAAACCTCGTACAAAATGTTTTTCACTTTCCACATAGACAACGGAACTAGCACATAGAGCGGCTAGGTCAGCAGAAGTTGTAGTCTTCGAGGCTGTACTCATGGGTAAAGCACTAATAAAAGGTGTTGCCCACATATCAGGTTCAGCATCACGGGCGGCTACATCAGCCATGCTAGTGGGACTAAGATTACCTTGTGGATACAAAACATCTTTCATCCTGCGAACGTATTTGACAATGTAATACAAGGCAAACGCTGAACCTAAGAGGGCTATGCCTGCACGGCTACGAGCAAATTGAATAAATGCAGGTGCTGTATTAGAGCGCCGCAATAATTCATTCCGAACAGCTTGACGTTCCCAATGATATAAAATGGCAATAATAGAACATGTTACATAAAAAGAAATAATCCCGTTAATATAATATCCTCTAACTATCCAAGCATATGATACAGCAAAACACCATAAATACAGGCAAAGAATCTTCCAGTAGCGGTCAACATAGTTGTGACGTCTAAAATATATAACTGTCCAAACAAACATGGGACGTTCTACAATGTAAGCAGGAACCCATGCAATCCAGTCAAAAATCCATGAATCATACCATGCGTCTAACTCGACAAGGTGGGACAAATCTACATGTCGTGCATGCCACCACATGGCCCTTAAATTCCAACGTTGTTGTTGTTGCCATCGTGCAAAATAATACAGATTGCGCATTGAAGTTCTATACGCATCGCGATATATGCGTGTAAAATAATTCAACAAGCCAGATTTATAATAATTGTACACATTGCTACGAGCTGTGGGGGATAAAGACAGTAGTGTAATGCAAATGTTAACCACAAAAGAAAAAGTAAAAGAAACCGCATAGATCAAAAGAATGCGCAAAACACGTGTTATTACTCCGCTTTGTTCTTCTAACTCTTCAGAAGTTCCCATCACAAAATTACGCATAGTGCGTAAATAATTGGTATCACCTTGTGAACGAGCTTCTTCTCCGGGAAAAATTGCATCATCTACTACAGGAGGTGGAACATCATTGGTTTCGACACAAGGTGGACAACTACAGAAGCAAAAGCCACACGTTTGACACTTATTACTAGGAGGTTGCATCATAGTTTCTACTATTTCAGCTTGAAATTCATAATGTCGCTTGGAAGCAACCTGAACCCACTCCAAATATTCAGAAACACCAATATCTTTCATGACTTTGTCTTTGTAAATCAGAGGAACTAGCTCATACTTATTGAGTGGTGACCCTGGATGTTGAGGGGCACCTACCAAACAAGTGCGAACGCCAATAAGCCAAATATCTGGGTCTTTACGTAATCCAAATCTTTCACGAACCTTTTCCGAGTCTAACTTTCCATCAGTTTGAAATTCAGGTTTAACATCAACACTCACATGGTAAAGACGACGTAGAATGGACTCTGGTTTCTCAGAATAACTATGAGCCATCAACGACTCTACATTTGTAGTTACCATCACCAACCATGGATGCAAAGCTACCTTACCTTTCATAAATGCTTCAGCCATGGGAGCCAAAAACAGAGCATTATTGATAGTCTGAATCAATCTATAGCAAGGAGAAAAGTCCATGAAAGTAGAAACAGTGTTCGCAAAATCATCGAAAATAATAACATTAGTAGATGAACGAATATTTGACGCATATTTGTC